ATTTAATGTCTGTGCATTCCAAGAATGGAACGCACAAACAAAAGGTGTGAGAAGAGACTTTTCTTTTATCTTAAAAAAATAATACTTGCAATACCTGTTTTTTAGTATATATTCCCATAAATGAAAACAATAACAAGAAAGGATAAATATGTTTAAAGCATTAATAAAAGAGTTAAAAAGATATAACGATATAAAAGAGAAAGAACTAGATCTTAAAATCTTAGATCGATTTGACTTTCATACAAAATACGGTGTGTGGCCAAAAGAACCGGTTACAACACAGGTAGTGGTGCAACCAACTTATGAACAGGTATCTACTTCTGCTCAACACCCATATGCGGGAGGTTGGAGATGAGATATAAATACAAAGTTATGGAGTTAGGACCAGAAACACCTGGTATAAATGATGAAACAGGTCAGACTGAAATATACGTCGAAGTCGGAGCATCAAAAGAAATGGAAGCTATGTCTCTTAAAAAACTAAGACGTAAACTTGATCCTAAGAAAAAATACCATATAGAATATAGAAATAAGAAAAACAATTATATATCAAAAACAATACAAGGAATAGATAATGGCTGATCCAAATAAATATAAATCTCTCTCAGTACCAAGAGAAGACTGGGAGCAACTGGGTGTACTTGCCAGCAAAACTAACAGGACCAGATCAAAGATGATTGGAAGATTAATCAGATTTTTTATGGACAACAAAGGTGTGAAGTCAAATGGGAAAAGTAGTAAAAATAGCTAAACACGCATGTATATGCCCGGTATGTCATGGCAATGGATATATCCGTCTTGCTACCGGGGACACATCAAATGATTTTAGAGACAACAGTAAAGTCATACAATGTGAACAATGTAATTCTTCTGGTGAGTTAAAAATAGAAGAACCCACATTAGAATTTTTAGACGCAATGAAATCGAGGCTACAATGATTAAAAACTTTTTAGCCAAGATACTCAGGACTCCAAAATTTAAACAACGAAAAGTAGAATCCAAAAAGAAATATAAAAGAAGGAAGAAAGTATCCGGATACTATTTTGATTACGACGGCAAAGAACGGATACTTTATGACGATAACCAGTGAACAAGCAGCTTACATTGCTGGACTCTTTGATGGTGAAGGAAGTATCTATTATGCACGAAGACAAGAAAAGAAAAAGAAACACAAAGGACCTGGGTTTAGATATACAAACTCAATGCGTATTAGTATGGAAGTAACCATGACAGATCAATCTGTAATACATTGGATACATAAAATTTTAGGAGTGGGAACGGTTAATAAAAAACCGCGGAAAGGTTTACGCAAAGATGGCACCAAGTATTTGATGCAGTGGAAATGGCGTTGCACTTTCAGAGACGCGTTCTACGTGTGTTGTTTACTTTGGCCTCACGCCCACACTAAACTACCCAAAATACAACAAGTAATAGATCACTATGATGGAGTAATAATGAACGACAAAGTAGTTGATCTATTAGAATATAAAAGGATGATGAGCATAGAATGACAGCTAGTTATGGAATAGGTATGTTTGGTTATAACATGGTATGTTTGTTGATAGGTCTGTTGATAGCCTACTATGTGATAAACAATTTAAAATGAAAACAACAAGTAATACAATAAGAGAAAGTAAATCTAAACATTTAAGATCTATGTTAGATAAAGAAGGTAATGTCTTACCTGTCTTCAAAGAAATTATGGATAAATTTACTGAGGATGACAGGGCTTATTATGCTGGTATGATTGATGGTGATGGAACTATAATATTAACACAACCTAAAAATAGACCAAATAAAAAGTTAAGAGTTTCTTTAGAACTAAAAGAAGTAAATGCTGAACCTGTCATAGAATTAGCTAAGCTTTTTGATATTAGCATAAGTAGAAAGATTTACAATGCAGCTAAAAACACAGAGCCTTCATTAAAATGTGAGTTTGGTAGAGTAAAATCTATATTATTTTTATTTATGCTTTACCCTTATTTACTTGAAAAAAAATTAACAGCTAAAAATGTATTACAACATTGTGGATGTCCTGATGAACATTTAATGAATGATAAAAAATTTTCTTACGCTTATTTAGCCGGATATACTGATGCTGAAGGATGTATAAAATTTACACTTAGACATCAAAAGGGTTGGAAAGGTAAAGGAATTACAAGTTCTTATAAATCCTTATACACATTAACCTCTAATGACTTTGGACATTTATCTTATATTAAACAACAATTAGAAAATATGGGATATAAGTTTAATAAAGATTATGTAGACGAAAATAAAGATAAAGAAAAATGGAACCCTACAAGACACATAATGATTGGTGGATGGGAACAATTAAGTAAACTTTACAAGTCTTTGTTAAAATATTCTAAAATAAATAATAAAAGAAACTTAATGAAAAAAACAAGAGAATATCATTATCTCATTAATACAAGACTACCTGAAAGAGCCAATGAAATTAAATAATTGTTTTGTCTATCCCAAGACTACACGCGAATCTATTGATGGTTTACGTCATTACGTGGTTGACCATTCACACCTCACAGAAAAATTACCGAGTGTCACGACGATATTAAAAGCTACAGAGTCTGAAGAGAAGAAACAGAGTTTGGCTGATTGGGCAACGCGGATCGGGGAGAGTGCTGCCGAGAAAATCAAAGAGGAGTCTGCGGCGCGCGGAACGGCGATGCACAAAATACTTGAGAAATATATTTTAGAGCAAGGTTATCTTGACCTGACCAATGTTGGAAGAGAAGCACACAACATGGCATTACAAGTAATACAAAAAGGATTATGTAATATTTCAGAATATTACGGCACAGAGTGCACATTATATTACCCAGGGCTATACGCAGGGCAAACAGATTTAGTAGGTGTTCACAAAGGTCAGGACGCCATCATTGACTTCAAGCAAACCAATAAGCCAAAGAAGAGAGAATGGATAGAAGACTATTGTCTACAATTAGCGGCTTATGCAATGGCACATAATTTTATCTACAAAACACAGATTACCAAAGGTGTGGTTATGATGTGTAGTAAAGATAATTTTTACCAGGAGTTTGTAATTGAAGGTGAAGAGTTTAAACAATACACACATAAATTTTTAAGGAGGGTGGATGCGTATTTTAAAAGAAGACATGAGAAGACTGGATAACATCGCTAGGATGTATCATAAAACAAGTGGTGACATGAGAGAGATGTGGAAGAAAAAATGGTACGAGTTGGTAAAAGTAATAGGAGGAAAATTAGATGCGATTGAGAGATCTACAACAGATTCTAGAAAAATTCACTAACGGACAAAAAGGTACTATGATATCTGATTGCCCTGTTTATATTGAAAGTATGTCTGGACACTTAGAAGATGTCAGACGTATTGAGATACAAGAAAGCAATATAATTGGTGACGCTAATCCTGCAAGGTTAGTATTAAAAGCTGATAGGAATGAATTATTTAGATCAAAAACATATAAACAGAGTTAATGAATACTCACAAATGTGAAGTATACACTAGCAAGTGGGGTGCCTTCACGGGAGACTAGGAGGCACCTATAAAATTATGAAAAAAGTTACAATAGTAGGAACAGATATAACGCCAAAGCAATGGTCTAATTTAGTTATAGAATTAAATTTGATACGTAAGCAGTGGTCACCGTATGCCAAGTTTGAAATACAAGGCCCTGGGGTACGTAAAATCATCAAAAATGGCACAAATGCGGCAAGCCTTAATTTTGCCAAAAACATGGAGAAGTAGTGTGCCAGTGTATAGTAGAATTCTAGGGCAAATTTTTTTTTCAGTCATCAAAAAAATATGGTGGCACAGGTGGCACAGTAGTCAAAATCGATTAGAAGTGTTGGTATTAGCGAATAATAGCTGTGCCACGACACTGATTTCTGTTGGCACAGCTTGGCACAAATGGTGTATTTACTGGCTTTTTTGCAAATATGCCTTGGCACAGATGTACTCGGCGTGCGCGACCCTTTTTGTTTTTTTGAAAACTTTTTTGCCCAAATATTCCACTTATAGTATAAGGTCCCATGCCTAGGCAACTCAAGAAATCAAAATATAAATCAGTAGTTATCAAAAAGAAACGATACTACTTCTACGAGATCCTGTGGGAAGACATCACGGCGGATGGAGGCCATGCTACAGCTTTTGAGTTTATGGGGTTCCTTCCAAGTAGAATGATAACAAGAGCATATATATTTGAAAAAGATAAAAAGTATGTAAGAACCTTTGCATCTTACGAACAAAATGAAGAGTTATTTTCTGATAGAAATGTATTTCCAAGATCATGTATAATAAAAATGGAGAAAATAAGTGAAAAATAAAACCTTGACTAAGAACATGCCTAACGTAAAATGGAACGCAATACCACCAGTGCGTGGTCCTAACCCACAAGGAGTAAACTATGGGACTAATAAAAAAAATAACAATAAAAGTTCACGAGTTATATTGCAAAGCAAACGAAGTGACTAATCGGATTCAGGGGCTGACTTTGTTGGCAATTCTAATTCTTCTAATTTTATATCTTCAGGCGTAATATTAATTATTTCTTTGTTTTCATCTAAGATCTTTTTGAGTCTGTCTTTGATCTCATTTGGTGACATGTTATCTACGTTACCTGTCATTACAAGTTTTTGATCCACATATAATCCACCAGCTTTTCCACGTGCAACCTCTGCATTTACCGCAGCAGACCAAGCCCCTTTTTCTAATGCCTGATTTCTAATCTGAGCTAACTCTGATATATGTTTCTCAAAACTAATACCATACTTCTCTTGCACCTCTGCTCTTAACTCACCTATGTATTTTACAACCAAAGGAGATACCTTTGGGTTTCTTAATTCTGATGCAGCTTGTCTTGGTCTAGTCTTATAACCTGCTTGAAATGCTGCCTCTGCAGGTGATAATCTACCTTCATTGTAGACTAATAACTCTGCAAATTTTATCTGTCTTTCAGTTAATTTAGCTGGCACTCCCATAAGATTTGACATATATCGTAATCTATCGTATTAGTCAATGTACGATGAAACCAGAGTCAAAACTTTGGCAAAAAGTTAGAAAAAATACACCTAAAATTCAGTGGACTAGACTAGAATCTTGGAGTAGTTTTGGTACACCAGATTTGTTGGGATACCATGATAATTGTGGTTTTTTCATGGTAGAATTAAAAATTGCAACAAGCAAAAAAATACACTTCTCACCCCATCAAAAACTATTTCACCTGACCAGAAAGCAACGTAATTTTATCCTTATCGAAGAGGCCTCTTCCTCTTCGATAAAACTTTATGAGAGTTCATCGATCCTCGGTCTGCTTGCAGACTATCGTGAAGTACCTTCCCTCGCAACGGATGATTGGACCTATATTGAGCGCTTGT